GCGCAAGTGATTTCGAAGCAGAGAAGTATGTCCGAGATCTAATAGGAAAGGCTAAAAATGAAAATTAAAATCACCGCAAAGCAAAAGGCTCTCATCGAGCATTACGGGTACGGAGTTCTCGCCGCTGGTTATGCAACTTATTCCTTTCCGGGCAAGATTCATACTGTCAAGGAAATCGTAATCGGTGGCTTGGTTGGTGGGTTGGTCGTACCGGTATTGGCAAAGGTCAATCCTAAGTCGCTCGTTAATGGGATCTCAAAAGAAACCGGTGCGCCTGTTGAGTTAGTCGAGCCAATCGTTAATGCCGCTATCGCAAAGGGCGAGCAGATTGCCGACACAAACAAGTAATCTCTGGTAAGTTTTTCCAACAACTTAATAGCGCAAAAGCCGTAGGCGGGACTTAAAATCCCACTTGCGGCTTTTTGGCTTTCGTGTCTAGTCGCTTCTCTGGACTTTTCTCGCTAGACTTCTCCGCGAGGGAAAGAGAGGCAAACAATGGCATTAGCCGAATCTATTGAAAAGCATCTTCGCAAGTCAGAAAGTAAATGTACGCTTGCGATTATTCTTGAAATGTTAGAGGAATCCGATAAAAAAATCCTTTTAGATTCAATCAAAAAAGGATTACCTACTAGCACACTTACCGCGGCTCTAAGGGCTGAAGGTTACCAAATAGCAGAGGTAACTTTTTCTAATCACCGATACGGCAAATGCAAATGTCCAGCAGAAGAGTAGAGGAAATCCTTGCCGAGCGATTGGGCGAGTATGGAGATGCGGAAATAGAATTCACTGCTATCGGTCGAGTCTGGGCAGGATACCTAAAACTCGAGGACGATATTCCCGCTTATCAGGTTGCGCTAATGATGGATGCGCTTAAATCGGTACGCCTTTTTTACAACCCTTACAAAGAAGATTCGTGGCTCGATAAAGAGGGATACACGAAGCATGGCAAAAGTATTGTGGGCATCGAATGAGCCTATCCGAACGCCTTAGTGAACTACCGGAAGGAATCGAGTCAAGTGATGTTATTGAACTTCGTAAAGCACTTATGCGCGTTCAAAAACAACTCTTACAAGCAAAACAACGAACCGACGAACTTGTCGAAGCAACACAACAATCTGCGTACGACGCAGTTCTGGGTATGGGTCCGATCTCACCAGTTGTCGAACGACGAATACCTAGAGGAAAAAAGAAAGCAGAAGTCGCCTTATGGCACATGACCGACTGGCAGGGTGCTAAGAAAACAACTTCGTACAACTCCGAGATCATGCGTAAAAGAGTTTTATCGTTTGCGGAAAAAGCCGTAGGCATTACAGATATCATGCGAGCCGACCATCCCGTTAATGAGTGCGTGATTATGTTCGGCGGAGATATGGTCGAAGGTTTATTTAACTTTCCTAGCCAAGCGTTCGAAATTGACTCTACGCTATTCGAACAATATGTAAACGTCAGTCGTTTATGCGTTGATGTGGTTCGCTTCGCGCTCGCTAATTATTCAAAAGTTACTGTCGTTTCCGAGTGGGGTAATCATGGTCGAATTGGATCTAAGCGCGACAACGTTCCTCGCTCCGATAACTTCGACCGGATGTGTTATGAATTGGCTCGGCAATTACTCGCTGGCGAAAAGCGTTTAATATGGCAGGAGTGTCCGGAAGATATACAGAGAGTCGAAATCGGTGCGTATCGCGCCCTGCTTATTCACGGCGACGAGGTGGGTCGAAATGGATTCGCTAGTCCGGGTGCGATAGTTCAACACGCTAACCGATGGAGATCTGGCGCGTATCCGTGGGAGTTCAGGGACGTGTATATCGGTCACTATCACACACACGCAGAGTGGGCAATGGCTAATGGTCAGGGAAGTGTTTATCAAACCGGCTCTACTGAGAGCGATAACAGATATGCTGGCGTTATGCTCGCTGCTAGTGCTACTCCTTCGCAACGACTTCACTTCGTAGATCCTGCAAAGGGTCGCGTTACTGCGGCATATAAGGTCTGGCTCGACTAATGACGACCATCGTGGCGGTTCAGTACGAAGAGAAGGTGCTATTCGGTGCCGATTCTCTGGTTACTGCTACGAGAAAGTTTAATCACCCTCGCATGGTCAAGATCTCCCAAAGGGGTCACTTCATCATCGCCGGTGCTGGCGAATCTGCGGCTTGCGATATTGCTCAACATATTTGGACTCCGCCAAATCCGACGGCTACCGATAAAAAAGATTTTTATCATTTCGTGATATCGAAGGTCGTGCCTTCTCTGAAATCCTGCTTTAAGGAACACGATTACAAATGGGAAGATAAAGGGGAAGAAGCAAAGTTCTCTTTCCTGATTGCCGTCGGAGGCGAAGTTTTTGATATAGCAGACGATTTTGCCGTGAGCCTAACGGATACAGGATTTTATGGGGTCGGTAGCGGTTCCAGCCTTGCCATAGGAGCGTTAGAGGCCGGGGCGAGTGTTGAGGATGCTTTACTTATAGCAAGCCGGCACGACCCTTATACGGCGGCTCCCTTTTTGTACATGGAGCAAAAAAAAGTCTAATCCTCATCTTCGTCGATAGTTATGACCTGAGCGATATCTAAACCCTGATCCTTCGCCGCCATAATGCCGGTTACGAATAGAGTCGAAGCCCGATTTACAACGTCATCAATCTGGTCTGGGTACTGCAATTCAGCCTCGACCATGACGGCTAGACTCCACAGGCTTATCTGAACTCGGATCATAGGTTTATCTTGCCAGAAAAAAACTTAAAAATCTTTCCCCCAAATGGTGTTGATTCTGTAATTTATGGGGTAAGTTTTGCCTATCAGATTCCAGAGAAGGAGTCCCAAACGAAAGGCAAGAAAATGAGAATAGCAACTGAACAGGATTTCGAAGGTGTAACAACAGCCGAACTAATTGCTGATATTAAAAAGCAGTTAGCGGAACGCAGAGCGCAATTTGAGCGCGACTATCCTGTGGAAGTAGATGCGTAAAGATGATTCCACAAATTATTAAAGCACTCTGCGATAACTGTCGCACAATACAAGAAGTTAATTGGAGTCCGTGGGGATCTCTAAACTCTTGCGAAAATTGTGATGCCGCACCAATCTGTTTAACACCAACCCTAAAAACAAAGAAAGAAGGCAAATGAAATGGCAGGTCGATTTAACCTCGAAGATTACGATACAGTCGAATCCCGTATCAAAAAGTTCTGGGCGCAATTTCCTAACGGGCGAATTCATACTCAGATAATGCATAACGACGAAACCCGATTTATCGTACAGGCATGGATTTACACGGACAGGGAAGATAACCGCTCTGTAACTTCTGGGATGGCTGAGGAAATTATCGGCTCGTCTATGGTCACAAAAACTTCTGCGCTGGAAGTGTGCGAAACGTCTGCGATTGGGCGTGCGTTAGCGAACTTTATTTTTTCTGGTAATAAGCGACCTTCTCGTGAAGAGATGGAAAAGGCAGAGCGTTACGAAAAGAATCCGCGAAAGAATCCTTACACGGTTCGCACTTTAACTCCGGAAGAGTTGGAACGCCTCGAAGGTATCTTGAAGTTAATTCAAGAAACAAACGAGGTGGATGCTCTTCGTAAAATCTGGTCAGAGGAAAAGGATTTTTTAGATTACAAAGTGACCGGAACAACACTTAAAGATGCGCTCAATAAGAGAGTTCAGGAGTTGGCAGAGTGAGTGCCGTACTGCCTTATGCTGGCACTTCTGGCTGGTCTGGATCTCGAACGAGTGAGGAAAGGGCTAGGCAAGAAGATGAAAACGGCACAACGAGTTGGCGACAGAGCGAAACTCTGGGAGTGCTTTTCGATGCTGGATATTTTGGCGTGACATGGAGCGAGTTAGCAGACATTTACGGATGGCATCATGGTCAGGCTTCCGGAGTCTTGTCAGTTCTTCATAAGGCTGGAAAGATAATTCGACTAAAGGATAGGCGCAACAAGTCGGCTATCTATGTTTTACCTAATTACATAAACGATAGAGAAATAAGCGAGCGCAAGGTCAAGACTTGCGAGAATTGTGGGCATCAACAATGAGGATTTTCTGCAAAGCAAAACAACATTGGGAAATTAAGGACGGCAAACTTATCCTCGGAGCAGAAAGCGATGCGTTTCTTGCTGAACAGTTGGCGCGCATGACGGCTAGACTCGAAGCGGAGATTCGTTTAGATATTTACGAACAGATTTGCGCGTTGGATTTCGTAAGCAATCGCAAGTTGGTAGTGAAGGCCGGAATCGAAAACGTTGCTTTACAGGTTCAGGATATTTGCGCCCAGATTGTGCTAGGTGAAAAGAAATGAGCGTCGTAACTCCTGTTCAGGTCGAAGCACGATTAAAGGATCTCAGCAAACTTATTGACGAAGCGCATGACGATTTAGTGAAGGCAGAATCAATTTATCATACTCATAAGGCTCAATACGAAATCGCTATGGCAAATAGCCGGTTATCTCTTGCCAACAAATCTTCTCCTACTGGAAGAAATTACACAGTCGGAGAGCGTGAGGATATGGCGTTAATAGAAAACTCAGAACTACACCAAGCCGTTGCCGTAGATGAAGCAGTCGTAAAAGCAAATCGCGCTAACGTGGCTCGCCTTCGTGTTCAGGTTGATATCGCCCGTTCGATTGGTACGTCAGTTCGTACTGGGATGGATGCCTCGTAATGGAAATCGCAAAGATGTTGGTCGGCTCGCTATCGGCTCACGATTCGCAGAGAGATAGGTCGGTTCAGGTTGATGTTGGACCGTCTGCAATTGGCGATTGTAAGCGGAGAGTCTGGATGCACCTCTCTGATGCTCCTAAAGTAAATCAAACAGACAGTCTGCCGGCGATTATGGGTACGTTTATTCATGCCGGAATTGCTGAGGCGATTAAGCGTGAAGATCCTTTTAGCGACAATTTTATGATTGAACAAGAATTCGCTATCGAAGGCTTGCGAGGTCATGTGGATCTATACATTAAAGATAAGAAACAGGTCGTCGATTGGAAAACTACGAAAGTTAAGAGTCTGCGCTATTTTCCTTCCGAGCAACAACGGATGCAGGTTCAGGTTTACGGATGGCTACTGGAACAAAACGGCTATCCGGTGGAATCAGTAACGTTGGTCGCTCTTGCCAGAGATGGAAACTTCGGTGATATCCGAGAGCATACGGAAGCGTACGACCCTGAAATGGCTCAGCGTGGGTTGGCGTGGCTAAAAGATGTCAAGGAGATGGCGGCTAATGGTGAGATCCCA